CATTATTTATATAAAATAGGCGGTAAGCCCTTGATTGCGAAAAGCCTACCGCCTAAATCGTTAATAATCAAGTATCTTACTTGTTATCTTCCACAGCAGCTTGTGCCGCTGTAATTTTGCGGTGGTTTTCAGTGAGTTGCGAAATTCTGTACAACAATTTGTCTGCTGACGAGTTTTAAAACTCAAAACACAATATCGGCGTGGTGCGCGACTACCCAATCGCCCATCTCGCGCATTATCCTTGCGACTGACATTGGGTTAACGAGGCTCTCGTCGAGCATTGTTACCTCTTGCGTCTCGTTGAAGCGATGCTCCTTGAAGCGAATTACTACCTTGTGTTCTGTGTCGGTGAACACCCACCATCCGGGGGTTTCACTTTCTTGTAGTAGGTATTTCATTTTTTTAACTATTTAATAAATTGATAACACTAAGTACTGTGAATACGATGGCAAGTACAGGCGACAACATCATTCCGATAATATTCCTTTGGAAAAATATTCCCGATAAACCGCCAATGAATATACTTGCAATATATGCTATGATTGGTTGCCACCAATCATAATGCCAAAAACTCCATATAAAAAGCGCATAGGACGCAATATGGCATATATTTCCTGTAAGACCTGTCCACAATTTTATTCCAGCGGATGAACCTTGGAAGTTTCTGGCTATCTCGCAACTGTTGTAGGCGAAAATGTAAACACACGAAATAAAAATTAAAGTTTCCATTATTTGTTGATTTTATTAAAGCGTTTTCTTCAGTAGTTTAAGGCTTGCGACAATCTCATATACGCCAAGCACGCGCTCGCGGGGTACTGTTATAGGCGCGTAGTCGTGATTGATTGGTACACATTTTATATTGTCGCCATCGTCATAGACGCGACGTATAATCATATGCGGATAATCAAGGTCTATCCCGTACAAGGTGCCGTCGAACAAGAGATGCTTCCATTCGGGAATGTAACGTGTGAATAGGTAGGCGCCCTCGCTAATCCAAGGTTCCATTGCACGTGTATTGATTCTTTGTATTTTTAGTGTGCGAGGGTCGAGCATCTTATAGAAGTCGATTTTCTCGCAAGCGTCGAGATTATCTTCTACCCATTCGGTTACGTTAGTCTCGGGCGCATAAATAATCCTGTCGGGGATTTTTATGTATGCCGGGGGAGCGGTGGTTTTGCCACACTCGGGGCACACTTCCTGTGCGCTGCCACGCGCAGGCAACAACTGCACGCCACTATTGTAATTGTTGTTGCCGTGTACGTTGTTCTGCTGAACGGATGGGGTAGCGCTCTTGAGCATTTCGCCCTCGCCATATAAGAGCCATTCTCTATTTATGTCAGGAAATGATATAAGCACTTTGTTGATTATTCCATCTCCACAGGGCCTTTTTCCGTTCAAGGTGCCACTTAAATTTGATTGTCCAATACCTAATTTAGCAGCCATTTCAGTTTGTGTGTACTGAAAGTACTGCATTAACTCTTTAATTCTCAATACAATCCTTTCGTTTTTCATAACCTTTTTGTTTAGACTGTTTCTAAATAATTCAATTGAACTAAAAAATATCTCATTTTTGTTGCTTGATATATTCAAATGACATATCTTTGCATCGTTGTTAGTCAACAAGGGAAACACATTGTTAATTGACAACCTGCAAAAATATAAATTTATTTTCAAGAACAAACAAATGAAGGCGATTTTTTACAAAGAAGTAATAACCGAGCGTCGGTGCAAGCAAGGTTGCACCGAGTGGGAAAACACCAAAAGCCGCACCACAATAGTACGGCTGTTCGGGATAAAGATTTACAGCAAAAAAGAGTTATTTGTTGATGAGTAACAATATCTCTTCCCTGCTTTCCTTCACTTCCCTTATAGCGGTGTGGTTTAGCGGAGAAGAGAAGTAAAGAAAACTGCCGCTGCCGTTAGGCTCAATAGCGACAATATGGCACACATTAACACTGAACACTTTACCGTCAACAGTAACATTGATAAACTTATTCATAATCATTTGCTTTTTGATTCGACACTACAAAGGTAATGATTACCCCCGGGAAAACAAAAGACCGGTGGCACGGCTCCGGGGGACACAAATAAAAGAAACAAAAATGAACAAAAAAGAAAAAGGGCTTTGGATAATATGTTTCGATGATTGGGAGTACAGCACATCGGGCGGAGAGAAAATCCCCACCTTGAAATACTGCTGGAAATACCTAACAGAATGGAATTACCACAAAGGTTTTATAAAGCGATGTCTTGAGTTGCTGAGAAGGTTAATCAAATGTTCCTTAAAACCCTCACAACTGCCCTCGGGCAAGCGAAAACCGACTTCATCATTGTAGGCATCACCTCCACGATTATTTAGGACAACCTTGTGGCACTTACCGCAGACGGGACACGGCATATTGCTCAACTCCTCTGCAAACTGAGACAACTTAACAGAATCAATCATATTTCTTAATTTTTAATTCAACACTACAAAGTTAAGAAAAATCCCCGAGAAGAGCGTGAGCGGCTGAATGGAATGAGCCTCGGGGAACCATTAACAAAAAAATCAACAAACAATGAAGAAGAGAGAAAGAATTATCCCCCCACACGGGGCAATCAGAAAAATTGCAAAAGAGACGGGATTCAGTACTAATACAGTCTCATTAGCGCTGAAAGGCGTAACTGATAGTGAGAACGCTGATAAGATTCGTAAGGTCGCCAAGAAATACCTATGAAAGACTGCAAAACCTGCGCCGCTGCTTGGAATACCCTCAACGGGAGATACTGCGGCCCTCTGAAGAAGATAGTAGAATATTGTGTTATACCACCCTGCAACAGATACGATTATGTCAATGACAATAGAGATGCCACAAGTGAGCGCGACCGCGAACAAAAAGAACCAATACCGCATTAGCGGCAGAGACTTAATTCGATTTTGAAACCAATTTTAAATTATCAGTTATGAAATACTTAGGAATCATCTTGTGGACAATGACGGTAGTCCTTGCAGCGCTCCTTTTTGTGGCAGCAATTTTCATTCACTGCAATATAATAACATTGGGGCTCGCATTTGGGGTGGCGTTCCTTAGCTACTCTTGGTGGATGGACGAGATTCGCCACTACGTATAAACAATAGGGCTCGCAGGTTAGCAACGCAGGCTTATTCCTCCATTCCCCTGCCTGCGTCGGGTTCGATTCCCGGGGGCCCGCAACTTTTAAAAAAAGCTCTTTGACATATTGAAATAAAAGGATACACCGGAAAGCAGGCGGCAATAAGAATCACTTCCGCGCCACTGCTCGGCCGAAGAAATCCTCTCGGGATGGGCGCGAGCGACAGCAAAGCCCTCCTTATGGCGAATTAGGATAGATATTCGCAGAGTAAGAACAATTAGTTAGCATTGCCGCCTACGTATAGGTAAGAATCGCAAATAATGCCTTATAGGTCAGTTAGGCGACAATGCACTCAATAGCCTCGCAGACGAACGTGCGAGGCCAGCCCTTAGATGCAAGCTCAAATTTGTAACCACATAAAAAAACGCATCTGTAAGCGCTACCATCGGAACGCGTAAGGGCGCAAGAGCGAGAGCGCATTATTTTTTGTTTGTCATAATGCTAATAAATTTTGAAGGTTAGTTAGATTTTTCGCGCTCTCGCTCCCCCTATAGCCTCGAAGCGTCGAGGTTATAAATTCTTTTTATTTTGTGTTGTTAGACCACTTGGGCTGCGCCGCCGCGAGGTTCCGCAGCCTATCAGGGCGAGATAGGACGTAAACGAAAGACGTCAGGGTAGTCGATTGTCCCTCATACATTAGGAGGTTTGATTCCTCCCTCGCCCACTAAATAAAAAAAACTATGCTTACAATTGATTTTTCCGACAAGTCTGTTACATACGAGACTTTCGTTCGCGATGTTGCCGCATCGGTAGTGCGTATGCTCTCTGAGCAACGCAATGACCCCGAGATAGTAAGCCAACGACAGGCTTATGCAATGTTCGGGCGTGGCAATGTTGACCGATGGCGGCGAGAGGAGAAGATAGAGCCCCTTGCCAAGCGGCCCGGCAAAGTAGAGTACCGAACAGCAGACCTTCGCGCTTTGCAGCGCGTCCAACAAGATTATTTCAACAACCAAAAACTTAAATAAATATGATGTATAAAGACTGTTGCGGGGATTGGTACGATGACCCCGACGACCCACAGATTTGCCCCGGCTGCGATGGCGAGGGCTATCATTATTTTGTCCTCGACGACGAGGTGGGAGAGCGCGAAGTAACGCGCAAGGAATGGGAGGCTACACCTCCCGAAGAGAGAGAGGTAAGAAGGATGTGCGAGTTATGCGATGGTAACGGATACTTATGATACACATCAGTAATCAGATGGCCGAGGAGATAGTCATTGTCCTCGGCGACCTCCGCCGTATGGCTTGGGATAAAAAAGGTAACCGCGCATCGAATATGCGCAGGAGAGCTAAAATAATCATCAACTATATAACCAAGAAACAAAATGAGCAACGAAATTCAAATTATCCCCGCAAACAGCTATCACGAGTTGGCTAAAATAGAAATAGACACTCAGATAGCCACTGCTAAGCAGTATCCACGCGACCCTGCGGCCGCACGCGAGAAAGTGCGAGCCCTCATACTTGCCAGCCCACAGATAGCCGAGCAATGTTTCTATCATCTTGAGCGAGACAACAAGGCTAAGGGCGATAAAACTATCATTGAAGGCGCATCTGTCAGGTTTGCCGAGTTTGTCGTTCACTCTTGGGGGAATCTGAGAGTGCAGACGCGCATCGTCGGCAACGATGGCAAACAGTTGACAATTCAAGGCGTGTGCCACGACCTTGAGAGCAATTCGGCTGTACAGGTCGAGATAAATAGACGTATCACTACAAGGGAAGGCAGAACCTTCTCGGAGGATATGCAGGTTGTTACAGCTAATGCGGGCAACGCTATCGCCTACCGTAACGCTGTCTTCAAGACAGTGCCCGCCGCTCTGTTCAGCGACATTATAGAAGAGGCTAAAGCACTCGTTCGCAAGAGCATCGAGCAGAACCTTAGCAATAGAATTGGCAAGATGTTTGCATCATTCGGCGGCTTAGGAGTAACCCCTGCAATGCTGTACGAATACTTATGTGTAGGAGGTGAGGAGGATATAACCGCGGCTAACGTGCAAGACCTCTTAGGTGTGTTTAATGCTATTAAGGAGGGTAGCACGACGGTAGAAGAGACTTTCGGCACTACCCTTGCCGCCCGTAAAGAACAAATGAAAAAACAAGAACCACCGAAACTATTATGATATTATGAATAGATATGCACAGTTGACACCCGACGAGCTGGAGAATCACTTCTCCAGCTTCTTGGTTGATTCTTGGAGTTACAGCCGAGTGGCGCAATTCGTGCGCAACGAAAAGGAATTTGAGCGGACGGCTATCTATCGTGAACCGAGCAAGAGCGGTGTAAGCTCTGTTGCGGGTAACGCCTATCATAAGGCTCTTGAATTTTATTTCTGCGGCCTGCAAAACGAAAAGGTATTAACGCTCCCCGAGCTCGAAAAGATAGCATACGAATATATTGACACATTCCCTGCTAATAATTGGAAGCTCGGGAAGACAACACCTACTGTGGCCGAGAGTATCACAGCGGCTACAAAGACTGCTACAGCATTGCTCGCTAACTTTGTTAAGGAGGCTGATGTTTACACTGCTGACATTGCCGAGATTGTCGCGGTGGAAACACCGTACACAGAGTGGCTTACCATCAACGGGGTGGATATTCCTCTGCCCTGTCATTGCAAGATTGACCTTGTTGTGCGTCTTGTGGATGATAGGATAATAATCATCGACCACAAGACAAAGAAGACCTACACGCCCGACGAGGAGAAAGCGCTGTTATTTGGAAAGCAGGGTATAACGTACTACAAGAACCTTGAAGCTAACGGCATTATTGCCGACGAGATATGGTTCATCGAAAACAAGAGCAGTATTAACAAGGACGGTAGTCCACAGCTGCAATGCCATAAGATATTGCTCGACGATAACACCATACGTCTTTATGAGGTGCTACTCTACGAGCCTCTTAAGAGAATGATTGAGGCGGTGGCAGACCCTGACTATGTGTATTGCTTGAATGATGCGGACAACTTTGTTGACCGCGCTGAGCTATACGAGTTCTGGGCGAGGACGCAAATAGCTGAGATAGACGACTTCAACATCAACCCTAAGAAGCGCGACCTCTTGGCCAAGAGGTCGCGTAAGATTAAAGATAGTACTCTTGCAGCCATCAGCCCTAAAGTTATTACTGCTTTCAAGGAGAAGGCTGCGACATTTATAACTTATGATTTAAATTCTTTGAATATGAGTAATAGCGAGAAGATTGAACATATATTACGAACATTTAACAAGCCCGTACGGGTGGCTCACACATTCGAGGGGTATTCTTCGGATACCTATCTGTTAGAGGCGGGTATCGGAGTTAAAATCTCGGACATTCTACGCTATAAATTGGATATTGCTAACGCTCTGAATGTGCCCAGCGTCCGCATCGCCGACCAGCTGCACATACACGAGGGGAAAGCGTACATACGAATTGAAGCACCTAAGAGTGGCACAAGCACGCTACAATGGAGTTCGTCAGAGTTGCAGGGCAGACAAATACCCATAGGTAAGGATAATTACGGCAGCACAGTGGTGTGGGACCTTAACAACCACGCAACGCCCCACGTCCTTGTGTGTGGCGCTACGGGCTCGGGTAAATCGGTCTGTATTCGTTCTACGATAGAATATGCAAAAGTGGCTGGAGTAAAGAATATTGTTGTGTTTGACCCGAAATATGAGTTCTGCGACATTGAGGGTATAGAGGTTTACAACGATATTGAGGACATTGAGACTAAGATGGGCTGCCTGGTATTGGATATGCAAGAGGCGGCGAAGCGGAAATATAAAGATGATGTAATGATTATCTTCGATGAGTTTGCTGATGCTGTGCAGAGCGCACGCAGCGGTAAAGACCTTGATATTCGCAAGGATGTTGTAGTAGGAATGTACGCAAACGGAACGCCTAAGATTGAGAATCGTGTAGTCGGTCAAGACAAGAGCCTCGAAGAGAATCTTAAGATGCTCCTACAGAAAGGGCGTTCGCTGGGCTACAGAATTATGGCGGCGACACAACGTGCCTCGGTGCAGGTTATCACCGGCGACGCTAAGGTTAACTTCCCCGTGCAGATATGTTTTCGAGTGCCCAAAGCGCTTGATTCTAAGGTTGTTCTTGACGAGGAGGGCGCAGAATCTCTTTCGGGCGCCGGCGACGGCCTTATGCGCTCGCCACAGTATCAGAATCAATTAGTACGTTTTCAAGGATATTATTATCAATAAATATGAATTTTTACGAATTAACAATAAAGTATGAAAGGGCAGGAGAAAAAGGCTTGACGACTAAAGTGACTGAGCAATATCTTGTAAAAACGCATTCTTGTGCTACTGCCGAAATTGGAATACTCAAGTTACTCGCTGCACAGATTACAGGTGAGGCGCGTGTAACCTCGATAAAAGAGTCTCTAATGAGAGATTTAATAGAAGATAAGAATGGTATTGTTTCCGAACTCAAAGGCGAGGCTCAACAGATTTTAGGCAATAAAGGAGCTAACACTGAGTGTGATAGGTTCTACAAAGCCAAAGTCGTATTTACGATTGTGGATGAGACAACGAGTAAAATCAAAAAATTAGCTCGTTTTTACTGTATTCACGGCGGAACCGTAGAAGCCGCACACGATTTGTTGACAATGGAATTAGGCAAGACTTGTACAGACTTCGAGATACATTCTGTTATTGAAACTAATATCACGGATTATGCCTTTATTGTCGATAAACAAAAAGACGACAGGGAGTAAAGCGACCCTCGACCGTTGGTTCTCTATCTATATAAGACTGCGCGACAGCGATGCTAACGGCTTCGGCCGTTGCATCAGCTGTGGTAAGTTGGTGCATTGGAAAGAAGCTGACTGCGGACACTTTATCAATCGACAGCATATGAATACCCGATACGATGAACGTAACTGCAACCTACAATGTCGCGCTTGTAACAGATTTGACGAGGGTAACAACGTGGGGTATATGCAGGGCCTTGTAAAGAAGTACGGCGAAGGAGTTATCCAGGAGCTAACCGTTAAGAAACATCTTTATCGCAAGTATAGCGACTTTGAATATCGCGAGCTGATAAAGTTCTATAAACAACGAGTTAAAGAATTACAAAATGGCAAGAGCTAAAACAGGATTAAGTTATTATTCCGTCGATACAGACCGCTATCAAGATATAAAAATAAAGCGCCTTAAGAAGGTGTTCGGCTGTCAGGGTATCGCAGTGTATGACTACATCCTATGCGAGATATACCGAGTACAAGGCTGTTTCCTGGAGTGGGACGAAAGCACTGCCTTTGACGTGGCTGAATACTGGGGGCTTAAGGAATCGTTAGTAAACGAGATTGTGAAGTACTGCGCATCTGTGGGTCTTTTCGACAAAGAACTGCTATGCAGTGGGATTGTAACTTCTCGCTCCATCCAAGAGCGTTATCTCGATTTTTGCGCACGTGCCAAAAGAAAAAGTTATTCTATACCCGAGAAAATTAAACTTACGAAAGAAAGTGACATTATTCCGGAAGAATCCGACATTATTCCGGAAGAAAGTGACATTATTCCCGAAAATTCGGGAAGTTTGCCGCGAAGAGAAGTAAAGAGAAGTAAAGAGAATATAAGTGAAGTAAATAATATTCTTCCTCAGAACGCGCACGCGCGAGGAGGAGGAAATTTTAAAAATTTATATTCAGAATTAGGCCTTGCGGCCGATGTACGTGAAGATGTTTGGGAGGCTGCCGCTATAACGGGCAGTTTCCAAAATGAATACACGCAGCATTACAGAAAATGGTTGATGCTCACTCCTGAGCAGCGCAAGGCATACCCTTTGCACGTTCTTAACGGCACTCTTCGCCAACGATGCGGCGACATCAATATCGAGTTCTATAACGCCTACGGATGGTGCAAAGACAACCTCTTAGAGTCGGAATTGCAGGAGATATATCCGATTATCACACGAAAAGCAAATGCTCTAACCGAGCTTCGCAAACTTATCAAAGAAGTTAAAAAGGGAAAAATCAATAACCCCGGACTATTCATAATCAAAAAACTTAGAGCAATATGACAAAAACAATTAAAGCCTACAAAGGCTTCGATAATAACCTCAAGTGCCGAGGTTTCCAATATGAACTTGGCAAAGAGTACGAAGAGCCAAAAGCAGAAGCCTGTCACTGCGGTTTCCACGCTTGCGAGCATCCATTAGATGTATTTGGATATTACGCCCCAAATGATAGCCGCTATTGCGAGGTAGAACAAAGTGGAGAAATAGATAAGAGCGAAAGCGATAAAATCTGCTCAACGAAAATAAAGATAGGCGCAGAACTATCACTGAAAGATATTGTCGCAGCAGCAATCAAATTTACATTTGAAAAAACAACTCCAGAGAATACAGAACACGCAACAGGCAACTACGGTGCATCCTCGGCAACAGGCTACAAGGGTGCATCCTCGGCAACAGGCAACTGCGGTGCATCCTCGGCAACAGGCAA